GCCTTACATACACACATCAAAAGAATTGAAGATTATAACTAAGAGAAAAGAGTTTTAGTCTTATTAACAATTGAAAAGCTTAACAATATTGAAACTGGATAATTTTCACAAAGGTATTCTTGTAATAGAGTCCTTCTCCATCTTGTTTGACCTAGAACCATCAAAAGCAATACCTAAATTAAACAAAGCAATAATCTGCTCATTAGTTGCGCTACTTCTATTTAGTGAATTTGTTCAAGACATTATTACACTTTACAGAAGATCGACAGATTTATTACTATACTATTCAACTATTTTAATAATAATATCGTACGGAATATACTTGGACCAAGTAATCCCAGAAACTGATATCGGAAAGATTTTGATATTCACTGGTGTTAGTTCAATTCCATTCATTAATCAATTCATAAGACACAACTAAAGTGGAGGTTGAGATAGGTAAAAGAGTTACTCTTATTATAATAACTACTGTCTTTTACAATATATTTTATCTGATCATTTTAGAATCTCTCGAGCTGCCCAGATTGATTCCGAGGAGAGCACTAATTGTTTGCTTGCTCTTCTACTTGATATTTGCACCCCTCATTATCCACCTGGGAGCAGAGCTAAAATGAGCAGGGTGGAAGGAGAGTTACTAAACCAGGACTACTTAGATCCAGGCAGCTTCTTTACAAATGGTGTTGATCAGTTTGATTTTGATGCACCTGAGACTGTCTTGCCAGACCTTGAGATAACTTTCTCTCCTGACTTCTCTGAAGTTAGGGTTAAGCTCCTGGAAGACATCAATAGTCTTGACGACAAGAGCCTCTCAGGCTACTTCAGCACCAGCAATGTTGTGGTTCATGATCTAGGACCTAATCCAAAGCTAACAGACTTGTTCATTCTGAGACATGAGATAATACTTAAATGCATGACTGGCTTTGGAGAAATGGGTTCAGTAAAGTTGCTGGAGTATGATGGTATTTTACCAAAAGATGTGCTTGAGAAAACCCCTGATTACATGACAAGAGATGAAAACACACAAGCTTTCTTAGAACTAAAAGTTTCTTCATCCGAAGCTATCAGTAGGGAGCAGTATTCAGAGTTACAGAATATGGCAATCAAGCTTGAGAGGATTAAAAAACTGTTGACCAAGAAGCTTATTTACCATTCTGTCTTGGTTATGTCAGACCACATCTCAAGCTCTATTAGGTTGAGTGATGTTTTGGTTAATGACATATATTCTCACTATGCTCTTGTCTCCGAGATGATCGAGATGTACATCAAGCACAAAGGTAGAGGCTATGAGGAGTATGTAAAAGAAACACCATTACAGACTTATTTGAAAGCCATGAAGACCGATTTACCGAGAACAGTGAAAGATGCAAAAAGTAGATTCATGATAACTGAAGAGGATGTTGTGAGATGGGATTACACATATGATAATTTAAAACCAGCAGATTATGCTGAATACTGTGATGAAATTCTGATTGAAGCAACAAAACTGGCTAGAGCTGACCAGGATGATGTCAGGAACAACCCTATGAAGTCAACAAATAAATGGATGGCTGAGCACAAAGCATTACCAAGAACTAATAAGATGAAAGCCATATCCAGATTTCCATTAATTGTTTGCCACCAGGCAGAACCAATGAGGAGGGACACAACTGACTTTATGAGGGGAATTGGTGAGGTTATTGAAGGTTTAAATGACAGAGGATATATAGAGGTTGGTGTGGTAGAGGGTATCATGCTAAGGTGCTTAAAGTCAGCAGTAGGGCAGCTTCGCTCAAGGTTTACTGAAAAGGTGGATAAGCTCAAGGAAATGGCATATATGGATTATGATGAATACAAGCTGACTGATGCTCAGAGGAAAGAATTCAGAGGTTCATACCACTTATCACTGGCAAACATGGATGCAACAGAGATGAAGGTCCTTATGGAGAGGGGAGTTATGGCAAGGAGGGAGAGGAAACTAGCTGATCAATCTATATTAGACAAGATGGCCGAGCAGAAGACCTTTATCGATATTGATGTCGACACAAGAGACATAGTGGATTTCATGAATAAAGGTGTGGATGATATGTTAGAGTATCAAGGAAGATTTAAGAAAAATCCTTACATTAAAAACATAGAAGATGACATGGATAATATTATGTCCAAGCATGGATTCACATATGCAAATAGGCCAAGTAAACAATTTGTTGACTGGTTTCAATCAACAAAGTTATATTGGAGTCTGAAACTTGTATCTGAGGTCTGTGCAGAATTAGCAATGTCTAATGCAGGATGGATCAACCTAGATAAAGGTGATTTTATATTAAAGAAGTTGAGCTCATTTGATGTCTACCTGTTTATAAAGCCTTATGGCTCAGTTAAGAACATGTATTACTGGCTATACATACCTTATAGCTCAGGTATAGAGATTACAAGTAGTACATTATTCAAGAAGGTGTATAAAGGAAAGTTTGGCTGGTGGACAGAATCAGAAACAATCAACAGGCATAAAATAGCTCATTTTATGTGTTGTGAAGAACGAATAATGTTGTATTTTGCAGCTTGGCTAGACATTTATTCTGCTTCCATAGACATTAAAGATGTGCTGTACACAGAAGCGAAAAAGATGTTTGCAGTTCAATTCATGCTATATATGGATCATAAAGCTCATTCAATTGACTCATTTCAATACACGAGGTATTTTTATGCTGAGTTGATTAAGGGTAAAAAGACAAACAGACCTAATCCTCTGAAGGTGATGGAAAGTATGGCCCCTGGCATAAGATCAAGAATGGGAGCATTCTTCATAAGGAGTTTGATTGACACAGGTCTTTACATGTATGATCATCCTTTTGAGTATGATAAGGAAGCAGCAAATGATGACGGTGAGGCTGGACTTAAAGAGTACAATATATTGAACTCATATGATAATATGAAGGGTATGCGCAACTTATTCACAGGAGGTGAGATAACAACAGGGAAACAACTCATTTGTATATTCTACTTACATTATAGCAGTAATGAAAATGATAAGAATGAAAATTGGAGCTCATTTAAGATCCTTGAAAAGCTACTAAATGAAGCTAGGAAAAACAGATTTGTGAGAACTGATTATATAGCTAGGGGAGTATTACCAAGAAAGCCAAATGGTCATATAGATGTCACTGGCTACAGATCTCATGAGGCTGACATGAAATATTGCTGCATGCTTGGAAAGACAACTAGGAAGTACCTGGAGAAAAAACATGGAGATTATGATAGGCATTTCTACACAGAGATGTCAAAAAAGGTTGATGAACAAATCTATCCAGTCTACATGACAACAAAAGCAAGTGCTGTTGCTCATAGTCAGTGGGAGTTCTCTACTGACAAAGTTATCAAGAAGAAATTTAACCAGAGGATTAAATGCATTGAAGCCATTGTGAAGCAGATAGACAAATTACCTGATTGGTCAGCTGATATAAAACCATTTCTCAGATTAGCTGAGCTAATGGATGAGTGCGAAGAAGAATACGGTGTTATGGTTAATTTGTTTATGAAGAACCAGAAAGTAAATGTGAGAGAAATTTATGTTATGTGCATGGCTTTCAGATTGCTTGTTTCTTTTGTTGAGCACTGTAGTAGGGTAGTTGCTGCTAGTCTGCCAGCTGAAACAATGACCAAACCAAAAAGAGATGATGCTGATTCAGATAAGTTCTACCAAGACCTGAAGAAGATAACAAGTTCAAGTAGATTTTCGGTGCCAATTGTTATTGATTGGAGTGATGATTGTTCAAGATGGGCACCATCAATGTTAACAGCAGCAATGGGCTGTGCAACAAACAAAGTTTTTCCGAAAGATGTGTCAAAGGTGATCAATAAGATCCTAAATTTATTCACTAAAAAGAACATTGAGATGCCTTTCACAGTTGTTGAGCAAATGCTTAAGGTGAGTGAACAAGAAAAAAACTAACCCTGAGTATGTTAAGTCCTTCAATGAGGATATAATGGCTCTTGTACATGATCTAAGAGGTGATGATCAAGCAACAGGTGACCTTTGTAAACCAAACAGCATGTTTATTAAGGATGAGACAGATTGGATGCAGGGTGTGTTGCATTTTTACAGCACAACATTGCATGCAATGGCACTACTCCAGCTAGATAAATTCATGGTTGCAGAATTCAATAAGTTAGTAGCTAAATCAAAATACTCTGAAGCTATTAGCCCAATGGTAAGATTACTACAATGTTCATCAGATGACTCAAGAATGAGGCTAGGGTGTGGTGTTGATCCCAATTTTGAGGGAGCACAAAGGTTTGCCATGCATTGCATCTTGCAAGTTGGGTCTATGAAAAGGGTTCAATATAACCTCTGGTCAGCTAGTGAGAGTAGAAAGAAAAGTACTCAGTTCTGTGCAACAGGCTTTACAGAGCTTAAGTCTAGGTATGGACTTCTGTGCAACACCCTCTTACCCCTTATCAAACCAATCTATACATCAGTTATCCCAACAGCCTCTGTAACAACAAAAACCACACAGCTTGATAACTTGAAATCAGCTAACAGGGCTCTCAGGGAATATGGAGCTTCTGCATTTTTGTGTGAAGTTGCTCAATTTGCTCAGAGAGATGCTTACTGGGAGTTCCAAGGATCTAAATCAGCATCGTTGTTTGATGACTATGCATTAAATTTGAGGAGAATGCCACACTCATCTCTGGGATTGTATCTAATGGACCCTCCTGGTACAGTAGGGCTATTTCCTGAAAAGTTCTCTGAATATTTCTATATGCGGAACTGGGACCTATACTCACGTGTAACAAACACCCTACTAAATATTGGTGTGTTAGAAACGGATGCTAATGGTGATAGAGGTATTAGTATTAAAATTAACATAGGCAAAGGTGATAAATTAAAGAAAATCAAGGAGAGGATGGGTCACTCTGATGAGTACATTGATTACTACTATGAGCATCCATCAAGCTTATACAGGGAGCCAACAACTATAAAAGAAGCTAGAATGTGGGCTTTTAACCAGCTCTCAAAACCTAGCTTAGAGGATTCCTTACATTTTAAGAGCCCAGTGAAAGGATATGTTTTTGGTATGCTTATGCATGCTAATGCAGTAAGCTCAATAAGGAGACTAGACAAAACAGAGTTTAAACGCATGAGGATTAGCTTCTTGAAGCTAATGGACCTAGATAGAGAAGATGGCTTAAAAATTGCTGTAACAGGACTAACAGAGGATCTGATAAGATTCTTCTGCCCAAATTATCCAGTTTATGATATAGCTTTAGAAGTTGCAAGATTCTGGATGAACGGATCAGTATCTGGAAGATCCAAGCCTAAAATTTGCAGACAGATTGTGGTTAATATGCCAAGATTAAGTAGGTCTGCACCTATGAACTTTGCTGACTTTTTTAGAGCAAAATACTGGAAGTTCCATGAAGGTTATTCAGCCACTGAAGTGACAAGAAGCTTCTTAATTTACAGGGAGATGTTTCCGTGGCTCAAAGATAACTATCAGGATACTATAAAGGCCAGTCCATTTGCATACTTAGGAGAACCAGACCAAGCAGGCAATCCTAGACACAATCATATTGGTTTGGCAGACTTTGTGAGGGGTGTAGAAAAAGGTTCTGGATCAGTTAGTTATGTTGGTCCGTTTAGGCAAATCACAAACTACAGGAAGACATTTGAAGTGTTAATGGTGTTCATGGATCAATCTGGTAGGAGATTGTGGAAGAATGAAGCAATGCAAAGGCCCCTTAGGGCAGAAAAAACCGAGATCTTGACAAATATCTCTTTATTGCTCACATCACCCAGCAAATCAGAAAACACTAGAGCAGATGTGAATGAGGAAATAATAAATATAATTAAGGCACAACCATCTATTTGGGATAGAAATGTGGATCCAACTTATACTCAATTTAGCTCCCTAGGTAAGGCTGAAAAGAACTTGGCCTTAATACAGATATATCTTAAAGAATTCTACAAGCAGTATGAGACCATTTTGGTCCAGAGTCCTGATCCCAATGACCCTCCAACTGAGGAAAGGAAACTAAAGACTGGATTCATTGACTTAATGAGGACAGTCAAGATGGGAGAGTTGGGCTTCTTTGTATCAGCTCAAAGGCAACAAGGACCATACTGGACAGGAGAAGGGACATACCAGCTTGAACTTGAAGGCTCTATATATACTCTCAGCTTAGTACAACAACACATATCAAAAGTACAGGTTTTAGACGCAGTACCCCCTATAGCAGTTAGTGAATCTTACTTTGTTAGGAAAATGCAGCCACTATTTGACTTCTGGCCTAGGCTAGTAAAGCAGTTGAAAATAGATTTGAATCAGCAATTTAGTCAAAGTTATGGTAACACCTTTGCCGACATTTATGTTAACCTGAGTACAAAGAAAACATCTAATGCATCACAGCTAGGTATGGTGCCTGTGATTTTCACTGATTTCATACCTTTCTTCCCGGATGAGGCTCTATTATCACCATTAGTTTCAAGTGTAGATGGCACTATCACAATTAGAAACAAGCAGTTAGGCAATGTACTTAAGCTTAAGAGAAGTTGGAGCTCACAACAAAAGTCATGGGCAACTGAACTGTTTGAGAAAAACAACAGTGTTGAGATACTAAAGTTCAATGCTACTAACTTCTTCTTAGACCTAAAGGCTGTGAACCAACCTATCAGGGTGCCTGGAGCAAAATACGGAAACATATGGATGGAGGTTGGATCAGCAAGTCTCGAGGATCTTAGAGCTCTATTATCCAGATATAACAAGAAGAAATTCCAGAACACTTCAAATAATGTGAGATACTGGATAAAGCGCACACTGTTATCTAGATATGCTTATAGATTTAACGTTTATGAAGAGTCGAATTATCTATTGACAAAAAAGTCAAGACCACTACAAGAAGTTGAGGATGATGAAGACAGAGAATTTGAAAATAGAGTAGGAGGAGATAGAGTAACTGAGCTAACTGAGCTTATGCTTGAGGAGAGCAACCTGTTTAGTCTAGAGGGCCCTGATGAAGACTTTGCAGAAGTTGGTGTGTCAGAAGAAGCAGGAGTATCAATGTTTCTAATGGATGCAGAAGGAGTTGAGGATGATTGGGAGGCAGTTGCTCAGGAGAACACAGAAGCAAAGACATACCTCAGGGAGATGACAATTGATAAGCTACACCCATTTTGGGATGAGTTAATTGATCATCTAAGAACTGTTGACCAATACAACCTACATCGAACCCTGGCATCTGGAACAAGGTTTCGGCAGACTGAAGTGGCAGCCCAAGAACTTCTAGACTTATATGATATCATGGAAGTCCAAGAGAGGCCTGAAGACACACTGAGTGTATCTGGTACTCATACAGAGAGACAGGATTATGATGACATTGAACAAGAGTTTGAGAATTATTAAATGGTTAACAGTAGTCAGTTAGTAGG